GTGCCGGATTCGCGGAGGTGTGCCAGGCAATCAGCGCAGAGGCGGAACGGCGGGCTGTACGGCGGGTGACCGCAGATCGGGCAGTTGTTCATGCGTGGCACCCCTCCAGAAGACTGGCTGTGACGTAGACGAGGGCCACCACAGCAAGGCAGAGGGAGATCACCGCGGCGCGGGTTACTTGTTTTTCGGTCATGGTCTTCCCCCTTGGAAGTGATCGGGTTGACTTCCATGGTGCCCAACAGGGAACCATTGAGGGGGATAGTTCCACACAAGGGAACTGGTTGTCAAGCGGGAATTAAACAGGCGTAATACGCGAAACGAGGAGAGGCCTATGAAATCCAGCAACGATTACCTTGATGCAGTTCAGAAAAAGCTAGGGCTTTCAAGCGATTACAAGCTGGCTAAGCACTACGGAGTGGCTAAATCGACGATTAGCCGGTACAGGAGTGGGAGGCCACTTGATAACGATATCGCCTGGAACGTAGCCGAAGATTTAGGGATTGATCCTGCTGAGGTGATCGCTGTCGCGGAGATCGAGCGCGCAAAACGCTCTCAGGATGAGGAGGGGCTGAGGGTTTGGAAGCGTCGGTTTCAGGCGGTAACTCATTCAGCGGCAACGATTTTCGGGGTTATTGCTATACCCTATTGGGATGCGGTAGCCGATAAACTCTGTATATTATGTCAAATAGACCATCGCAGCAGCCTGAGGGCAAGATTGGGTTTTTAGGCTTGCTGTGATGTGCGAATGCTCTTCAAAGACGTTGCGTTTGGCCTCTCTGTTCAAGAACTCTCCCAGATTACCTACCGTCATCCCTCAACAATCCGGCGGTACCTCAGAACCGGAATTGCTCCCCCTCAAGTAACACGACTGGTCAGCCTGCACCGGGCTGGCCGTCTTCCTTCGAATCATGAAAGTTGGTCTGGCTGGCGGGTTGATGGACCGTTGCTAATCGATCCGGACGGTAACGGGTACCGGGCTGAGGATATTCGGTCGCTGTGGGCTGTCAGGCAACTGCGCCGGGAGCTGGAGAAGCTCAGGCGTCGACCGGCGCAGTTCGTGATGGATTTCTGAAACCCAATATCTTGTGCAGATCCTCGCTACCTGGCGCACAAGATGTTGTGTTATCGGGATATGGCACTCAGGCGGGTTTCGCGGGTAATTTCGATTGCTCTTTGAATCCGTGCCAGTGCGGTGCTCGAGTGATTCTGTGCCTGGCTTTCGTTTACTGCAGTAGCCTGTTCTGGGCTGGATTCATTGCCCTGCTCTTCTCTGTTTTCTGGGTGCATGTGGTCAAAGTGGCCGTTTTTCACGTGCTGACGGCATACCTTTTCGTTAATGCCGGGGATCGGCGTTGCTTGCTGAGTGAAGCATTGGCAGCGTTCAACGGTTGCGACACATGCAGCTATCCGAGGGATTGAAGCCACCTTGCTAGCTGCCTCGCGATATAGCGGAGCAGTGTACGGGAGGCCATCGATTTCAGGACGTAGCGAGTCTGCCCAAGATAGACTTTCCCGAGCCGATGAGCCAAATACAGGCATGAAAGAAGTGCCCCGATCAGGAGCAGCAGTATCAGCGTTTCGAGGTGGCTGTACATTGTCGGTTTCTCCTTCGTCTGAGCCGCTGAGGGCTTTGTAGCCTACGTATGCGAAGAGAATTGCCATTATCGGGAGAGTATAAAGCAGCTTCATTTTCCCGGGCATTTTCTTTTCGTGGGTGTGGATTTCAGCAGATACGTATAGGGGGTAGCTGCTGGTGTCGAGGGGGACTTTTGTTCTAACGCACTCGAACCTGAGGGCCTTTCTGTCATTGGGGTCGACGAAGCCTGAGCCGGAGTGATAGCGGAATGGCTTGCCGGTATTGAATGGCCGCGAATAGTGGTAATGCTGATTGCAGATTTTGCGGGCGTGTGAGTGCAGGAGCATGGGGTGCTGGGAGAGGAACCAGACGTCACGGCCTGATTTTCGATGTGTTTCCAGTTCAGTTAGACCGGGGGGTACTGATGCGGAAGCTGACTTTACCGGGAATATTTTTTGTGCCTCGTCGAGGATGAAGATTCCCCCGTGGGGGACGTGTTCGTGCCATTCGTAGGCCTGGTCTTTGTTTAGCTCGATCCAGTTTAGGGTGCGCCTGCCCTCCTCTGTTAGCTCGATGCCGTGGTAGTAGATGGGCCGGTCTTTAACGTCTTTGAACATGGAGATCATGTTCAGCGTCTTTGAACTGCCGGGGGCGCCTGTGACTATCCAGAACATTATTTAACCCTCAGTGATTTTATGGTGCCGCCGATCCCTTTTAGCAGGAGGCCCGCAGCGTGGGCGGAGAGCACTATTGATATGAATTTGTCGACACCGGATAGGCCGAGCAGTGAGAGCATGTCTGATGGGATACCGTTAAATGAGGCTTTTACTTGGGTGACGATCTGGTCGAATCCTAGCTGTACCCCTTCCATTACGAGATAACCAATTCCTAAGGCCGATAGAAGCCTTGCAGCGACTGAAAGCAGGGTTCTACCGAAGATGAATGCACCGATGCCGGCGAGTACTGGTAATGCCATGGTTAGCCTCCTGAGGTGACGGCGCGGGCAAGGATGAGGGCAGCGGAGAACCAGCCGAGAGCTACGATCACCGGGTTAATGGTTTGTAGTAGCTGGCAAATCGGCTGGTATGAGAGCGAGAAGCTGTTGCCAAATACGCTGTAGGTGATGTCTGAGGGGCAAGAGCCTGCGAGGAATCCGGTGTCGTCAATGCTATTGGCGACTTCTGTGAAGTTCACGACAGTGTCATTGGGTCCGTATTGGCCGTTTTCATCGATGCCTGGCAATCGGTTTTCCGGGTTCTCAGGGTCAAGGAAGTCAGCGCCTTTATCGGCGTATTCCTGTCGGTCTTCTGGGGTGCCGTAGAGTTCATGGTAACGCTGGGTTTCCTCACAACGGGCCTGCCAGTTGTTGAGGAAAATTGCGCAATGAATGCCGTCTAGGTCCTTGTCGCACTCTGGGACTTTGACGCTGCTACCGGGGTCGCAGTCGCCCTCGCCTATTGCGCCTTTGCTGTCGTCTCCATCTCCTGAGCTGCCACCGTTGTAGCCGGGTTCGCCGTCGCCATCGGGGTCATCGTCTTGGCCGTCTGGGGTGCCGTCGCCGTCGGCATCTGCGTTGCCGGGGTCGGGGTCGTTGTTGTCGGTGAGGCCGTCGCCGTCGCCGTCTGGGTTATCGGGGAAAGGGTCCTCTACGTCAGGCAGGCCGTCGCCATCAGAATCAAAGCTATCGTCGTCTTCTGGTTCACGGCAGTACTTTTTGCCGTTGACGGTTGTGTAGTTGGGGCATTGGGCTTCGGCTGGGGATTCACAGTAGCGGTGGCCGTCGGTGGAGTTATAGCAACCGTCTTCGTCTACATAGTCTTCGAACGCAGCGGCGGAAGCACCATCTTCGGCATCGCAGTAGTCGCCGGTGCTGGTGTAGTCGGACATGCAGCGGGAGGTGCCATCTTGCAGGTATATGCAAATGGTCTTTTTGGGTTGTTCAAATTTGCAGTTCTGGAAGCACACCGGTGAAAGGCGGTAGTTGGTGAAAATGGATCTAACTTGGCCTTCTGGGATTGCACATTCTGGTGGCGGCGGGGCTTCGTCGCTACAGGTGGCGTAGTAGTTGCCATTGGAGCCGCCGTAATCAATGAGGTGTGGGTGAGATTCGAAGCGGCAGCCAAAGAATACTTGTTGTGTGTGATGCGTGTTTGTTGATGACCATTGGTAGCAGATCGGACCTACTACAGATTCCTCGACGTGTGATAGGAAATATCCACCGGTGTTGTAGCTGGTTTCTTCGCAGGGCTTGGGGCCGGGGTAGTCGTTGGCGTTTAGGGCAGCGCTTCCTGCTGTCCAGACGAAACCGGGGCGCTCTTCTGCAATTGCTGTCTGGGTGGTGGCGGTGAGTGTTATTGCAGCCAGCGTGAAGAGGGTTAGTAGTTTTTTCATTGGTGGTACCGGCTGGGTTGAGAAAGGGCCCCGAGGGGCCCAGTCGTTTTACTTGATGAAGCCGCGAACGGCGTTCCAGACGGCACGAGTGGAGTTGAGTCCCAGCAGCGAAGCGCCAACAGCGGCGAGCGCAACCAAGCCTGTCTCCAGTATGCCTACAACAGCGGTAGTATCCATGGGGATGCTCCTAGTCGGGTTTCTGGTCGTTTAAGAAACGCGCTACTAGCAGGTATATAAATACCGTGGCGTAGAGCGCACCAATTGCTACAAGCAGTTCATTGGCCTGCTCGTAGGTCAGTGAAGGGAGCCATTTAAAATAGCTGTCCTCCACCTGCATCAGGGTGCCATTGCACTGCAAAGCACCGCCGATGTTTTCTTCCCAAGCCCCGTCACATATCGCAATCATGTTGCTCATGAGGCCCCCTTGAAAAAGAGTGCTGTAAGCGCTGAGAGCATCACGAAGAGGTAGAGCCAAGGGCCGGGATCATTCATCATTACTTAACCCATTAACTACTTGCGGCGGCTTTCTGCTGGGCCACTTGAGCGGGTGCCTTGATAGGCACCAGGCGCATTTCGAAGCGGTTCAGTTCAAGGTTGCCGAACTGGTTAACCTGAAAGCTGGAAGGGTGGAGCGTGTATTTCCCTGACGGGTACGCTTCGGCTGCGTTGCGGATGGAGAGCTTGAACGGAATCGGGTAAGCGGCTCCGGTGTGCAAGTAGGCCTGTTGTTCGTGGATCGTGCGTTGGCCATTTTTACCATTAACGCTACGGGTTTGGATTTGGCAGTCATTGGTGTTCAGTTCGATTTCAAGCATTGTTTTATCTCCTGAGTTGGCTTGAGAGGGGGGAGTGCCGCGCGCGCGCGGCACCCTCCCCCTCTCTCTTATGCAGAGCGTGCTAGTTGTTCCCAGCTAGTGACGGTTTGACATTCAATTACTCGACGACGTAGCTGGACGATCTGTCCACGGGATAGATCGGCATCACCGAGACCAGCAGCTCGGAGAATCTTTAAATTTCGGTACCATGTGGTCTTACTCTGCATTTCTCGGGCAGCCTCCCATCCTTGGGATTGAATAAGTGCCCAACATCCAATAGCAGCTTTACCTTGACCTTCTGTATTTGCAGCAGCCATTACACGGGTTTTTAAGTCGGTTTCAGTTTTCATTTCTGCACCTCCGATCATCCGGCCAAAATAGTCATCCCACTCATTTTTAAGCTGGGCCGGTGTCACTGTTTTCCAGTCGTTTCTAGCGAACCATTCGCGGGCTAGGGTTAATTCAAGTCTTAAGAGTTGATGAGCATCTGCGATTTGTTCAGGGGTATAGGGATAACCGGAATAATCCGGTTTTTTCATGATGTGGGTCAGGTGGGGGCCTTTTGCATAAGCCTTGCCACGACGGTGTTTTGATTTACCACCCCAGTAGACAGTGTCCCCTGCTTGCTGACTGACTCGATACCGGCCACCTTCACAATCTCTGAGAATTGAAAGTGCCTGTCTGACTTCTGCGTGGTCAGCTAAACGTAGGTTTTCTGTGATATCAGCACGGGAGACAATCCATGGGTTTGGATCAGGGAGGGTTATGCCAAGCATGGAGCCGACGAAAGCTGTCATGCGTTCAATGCAGCCACTAATGTCTAATGCCTGACTAGCACCTGATCCAAAAACGGCATCGCCCTGGGCAATGATTCTTGCAGGACTACCCTGTATCCAGATTTCAGAACCACCAGCCTTGACACTGATAGCATGGGTATCTGATCGGATGGAGTCCCAAGCAGCAGTTTCCCAACGGAGTTCGCCGGTTTTGGCATCGATACGCTGGACCCGATCACCATAGGCAAGAACCACCTTCAGAGCCTCAGGGTTCAGTGATTCATACGGTGCCCTGATAGTGAGCCAGTCAATCAGCATTGAGACCCCCAAAGCACTGTCCAGAAAAACAGTGCACCTGATCATTTTTTGTACGAAAAGTCCCACCCATGGGACAAAGGGGCGGTGTTACAAGGACCGCCCCTACCAAATCGACCGGCTGTGCCTGCCGGATCGATGCCGAAGAAAAGACCCCACCGGCAACCTTGGGGGAAGGGACGTAAGCCGGGGGGAAAGCAGAGGCCGTGAAAAGCGGGTTTTTCATGGCGCGGGATGTGGTGTTGGTGGGTGAAAGGGTGTCACCCGCACCGAAACGGCGTAGAAAGCGCTGGGAGCTGTTTTGGTGGCGTTTTGCGTTGAGGCGCTGCCGGGGTCGCGGTATCGGCAGATCACGGCTTACAACTCCGTTTTGGGCGCTTTCCTGCTGCCTGTTATGCCCTTCGGGCATGGGGGCCGTGCCGGATTCGCGGAGGTGTGCCAGGCAATCAGCGCAGAGGCGGAACGGCGGGCTGTACGGCGGGTGACCGCAGATCGGGCA